GACAACCCAGATTCGGCGTGGGTTGCCGTTGTGATCGTTACCAGCGTTTAACACTGCGAAAGCAGGAAGACGCATGGAATCGTAAAGTCTCTGCTGATTAGGTGACATTGAAGCGTAAGCACTGAACAAGGCAGGGTTCTGAAGTGTTGCGGTTTTGGTGTTTGTCATGGTGTAGATGTTGAGTGTTAATAGGATTTAGAGTCCCTATGTGAATCAAATGGACTCACGTAGAGATACAAAATCGAAAGAAGAGTCATGATCATAGTTGATCATTAAGTTATTGGAGTTTACTAGATGTTTGTCGGCGTAATTAAGATCAGCACCTTAAACAGGTAAACCCCAAAATTGTTTGGTAAAACTTAAAACCGCGCACAAAACACACAGAATCGCATGGTTTGACGCGTGATAGGAAGGGATAAAGGTATGCTCGCCCCCTTTCGGTAGGACTTACAAGCTATTTGTAACTAATGGAATCCCTACGGGTTCGTTCGATGATTACCCTACTAGCGTAAGGATTCGATTAGTTAACTAACACTATGAACACCAAGGGCCTTACTGCTGGACTGGAGGTTAGTCTCGCAGAGTCATCAACCGCGCACCTTTAAGCGTGGGACTCCGGACACCTCAGCGGACGCGGCAGTTAGTAGAAGTTCCTAACCGCGTCTCTGGTTCCTAAGCACTGGGGGGATCAGTGTTCAACAGACCTTGATAAGCAAAGCTAGCGAGGGAAGGAGAACTCTCCACCGTTCGGTTCGATGCTTAAGGCGATCTGTCTTAGTTATGTTTGTGTGGTGTGTGTGATTGTCAGATCGTTGTCTGACTTGTGTGAATCATACAGGGTCTTGCGGAATTGTGCAAGGTCTTGTGTGATTTGTCTTGGAAGTCGTGGGGGAGAACTAAGTCTCGCAGGCCGTCGTTCCTTCGACTCCTTAAAGATCTCATGGATTGGGGCACCGTGCCTATTTTGTGTGCCACTTATAAGATTGGAACACTCTGTGCGTTCTGTGCTTTGAGAGATAGAGGAACGCGGGCGCGCGCGATTGTATCACATGATGGTTTTAAAATTAAATGATACCCACCCCCACATGATAGGAAGGAGCCCACGGCAACATACTATGTATTATAAATAAATAAGGATCGTTATGTATTAATATTATATAGTCTGTGTAATTGTGTACACATAAGATACAATTATGCCACCCCGCAATCCCCCCTTTTTTTTGTTATTTGACTTCTGTGTCGATGCGGGCGAGAACAATTTTAGTATCTTGCTGGTAAAGTGAGGTACCTTGGTTGGGTTCACGTAGATACACTGAGTGTTTGTAGTTTTACTCTGCGCAAGCAGTATCAATTTTTATAACAGTATATTGACAGCGGCCCTTTTTAAAAAAATTTCCGCGTGGGCTAAAGTGGTGTGAAAGTAATCGAGTTGCGCTGTGAACAGCACTCCTAACCTCGGTAGTTGGTATCAGCGCCTAGACGCGCAAATGAATGGAATTCTGCCTGGTGGTGGTACTCCAGTGCAGCCTGAAGTTTTAAATGCGCTTCCAGAGGCTGTAAACATGGGTTACCGCTACGTAACAGGTACCGGTAATAGAGATTTAGAACTAACTGATAGCTTTAAACGGAATGCAGTAATTAACGCGTTAAAACAAAAACGTTCGGGTGCGCCCACGCGGGAAGGAGATGTCCTTTCAGTTACTCCTTATCAGTCTCAGTACATAGTTCCTGGTGTTGACACGCTTCCACCTGCTTTAGGAAAACCAACTTTTGGGGACAAAAACCCTGAGGGTGCTCCGTATCGATATTCTTTAGGTCGTTACAACGTTTACGACGAAGGCGATCGTTACACAGTTAGGGATACATACGATCTTCGAAACGAATTCGAGAGCCCCTCGATGCAAAAGAAAAAATATGATCCTTCTACTCAGCAATGGGACGTAAAAGCAGAACGAAACTATCCGGAAGCTGTTATTCGCGGTATAGCTGGGGTAGTTGATCCTGCTTCTTTTCTTCGTTCCTTTATCAACTTGAGACTCACTGAGCCTAAACCGTACGATGTTGAGTTTTCAGTACCTAAAGAGTACGGCGTAGGTGTTGGACCCTAGTCCATAGCTACGTAGATCTCTGACGGGTGCTTAGGGAAATACTTGAAGACCGTTGGGGATAACCAACCTTCCTTTTTGCCGTACGAATACCACGTACCACTGTGTTCTGAATGAGTTTTGGTAAGCATTCCCTGAGCACCAGGGAAGTTTTGATCCGAAAAAGTTATTTTGTGAGTCTCACGTGTCTTATCTCCGTGATTAGAGATGAATAAATCGATAATTTCGGGAATTCCGCAAACAAACGGCTCGTGGACGAGCTCTTTTGACTTATCTGTGAACGCCCAGGTACCACAGTGCTTATAAATTTTAATAATCATCATGGAGTTAGCCATATTGCTTTTGTTTAATGCATAATAGTTAAATTCAGAAGATTTTGGTGCTCCTGAATTTTTGTTTGGCAGGTAGAATACTTTTAAGTGATTATTTAGTTCTGGATTTTAGGTTATGAGCTACGGATCCTTAGAGCTTCAGGATTTTATTGATAACAGAAGGAATCCTGAGGGGGTGGTTAGTGAAAATTCCTACACAGGGGCTGGTAAAGATGGGTTGAGAATGAACCGATTCGATCGTGAAGTAGGCGGTGGGTACGGCAGAGAATTTGGTGGAAATAGTGGTATGCCCATGGATGACGAGCAGATGCCTGGTACTGCTCCAGCTACTAGTCCTACGGCAGATGGAGCACCTGGTGCCAGTGAAATGGATGTGCAGAGAGGAATTGAGTTTGCATTAAGTAATGCTATGCAGGAGTTTTATCCTGATGAAACAGCTGGAGTGGCTTCGTGGGCAGCTGAGAATTATCCTTTCTTTAACGCCGTTAACAGGAATTCGGCAGATGTTTTTGAGGGTGCTCAGTACGGGGGACCTGGTGAATACGTAAGGTCTGTTCCTGAGGGTATGGGTTCGTATGTAGAGCAGCGTTATAACGGCGGAATTAACGGTGGTATAGCGCCTGTCTTAGTTGAGTCTGAAGATGGGACTATGGGTGTTGAAGGTAGAGGAGATGGCGGTCTTATGGATGTTGGTATGGGTGATGAGCTTGGCGCTACTGCATCATCGGTAGCTCAGATCTTGGCTCAGTTGAAAGGACAGTTTGGTACTGGAGCGTTTGGTATTGGAAGGGGTTTTTAAAAGGTAAGGAAGTAAGGAAGTAAGGAAGTAAGGAAGTAAGGTGACGCGGCGTCCCTTTAGATCAAGAGTATTCTTGTATCGGACTTTGGCGGCAGTGCTGTTGAGTCAGTTCGTTATTGTTGGTTATGCGTTTTTAACTTGCGGAAATCTGGCTAAGGTTAGTCAAAGTTCTGTAAAACAGATGTGTCCTGAAGTGGCACAGAGAAGTGAGAATTTATTCAGTGTGGCCATGGCTACTGTGTTGAGCTTGTTGGGTGCTGACGCAATAGGTAACAAGTAAGAATTGATGTACAAGTGCAGTGATGTTTTGGTGCAGTGATGTTTTGGTGCAGTGATGTTTTGGTGCGGTGATGTAGCGTGTCAGAGTTTGGTAAGGTTCGGTTTAATGGAGCTTTCGAAGATACAAGAACGTATAGGAGACTCCTATTTAGTACTACCGGGTTTTATTTCTTTGGAAGAAGTTGAGAAATTGCGATCACCGTTTTTAACTTGTTGTAAAGACCTTGAAGTCGTTCCTGATGATGGAATTGTTTTTAATTCTCGTGGGGTACACCAGCACATACCGTCTTCCATACTTATGTGTACGAAGTTAAAGCAGGTTATTGCTCTTTTAGGCGAGCCTTGTGTTCCGTCTTATTCGTACATTAGGTCGTATGGTCATTTGGCCGAACTTAGACCTCATGCAGATAGGGCTAGCTGTGAGATAAGTATTACGGTTCACTTGGGAGGAGACCAAGAGTGGTCGTTTCTTATAGACACTGTAGACGGTACAGCGCATAGAGTGAATTTAAATCCAGGTGACGCCATACTTTTTGATGGTATAAATTTCCCTCACTGCAGAGAAAACCCGTACGGCGGTGTTTCGTATGAGCAATTATTTTTGCATTATGTGTTTGCTGAGGGAGACTACACAAGTCATATGTTCGAACCCCCAGGTAAAAAAATTGTTGGTGAGAAAAAAGACGGGTACGGACTAGCTGTAGATATTACGTGTGGGTGCGGGGGAGAGGAGAACCACAGGGGTTGAAGGACAAAGGGAGCGAGCTTTGAATTTGTAACTAGGGTAAAAAGTAGTGAGAAAAAATTCGGGAGCAGCGAGTTGCTCGTACTTATATTCTGTGGGGGCGCGAATTAGACTAGCTCTTAGTCTTTGCTGATGTGTAAATCGATAGCCGTCAGCACTTCAGTTGTGTGACCAGGACGCCAAATCTTGTGATCGTCTTGTTCGTCAATCCACTCAGGTCCGCCTGTGACCTTGTAGTGAATTGTGCTGGTACCGCCCCAGCCGCAACCGGTCTTTTGGTAGAAGGTCTTTGACTTACCAAAGACACTTTCCATATCAGTGGACGACAGGGATTTAATCATTTCCCAGTCCAAGTCGCCTTCATGCCAGAGTTTGAAACCCAACTCCAGAGGAGCTGTCATTTCAACCAAACCGGGCCAGTGCCAGTTCCAATCACCATGGTCGTGATCGTCTCCAACCATCAAGGCAACGATCTGATAGTCAGCAATCGTTGGTGAGAAACCATGACGCTCGCCAGGTGCAATGGTGGCGTTTTTTGTTGGGTGATCGTTAGCCCGCGGCTCCATGAACAAGCCCACCATTAGGGGGACTTGGGTTTCGTTTGCAACGTAAAAAGTTGGCATTGGTTTAATTCCTAGTTTTCAGGGGCGCCGTGAGTATTGGAAACCTCAGAAACTTTTCCTACAAGTTGCCATCCAGTAAAGATGGCAAAGTCGAAAGTTGCAAAGGCATTGAGGCTCATGTCTACAGCACGCCTGACGTCAGGGTGAGCGTAGTCATCAAAGATTACGTGTCCCCCAGGCTTAACCAAAGGCACGTAAAGACAAACGTCACGAGACACAGAAGCGGAATCGTGAGCTCCGTCGATAAAAAGAAGGTCAATAAACGGTTTTGACTCGACACGTCGGTCAAGTTCTGGGAAAACGTGATGAGAAAGACCTTTAATGATCTCTACTTTTGCTGCGTTTTTCGATTTAGCAATATTTCCACGTGCAGTACGCTCAAGACGACTCAAACCAGCGTATTTTTCGGGATTACGTAGGTGTTCCTCGCTTCCGGTAAACGGATCAATTGAAATTAAGCTTGATTCTTCGTGATCGAGGAAGAAATCTGAAAAGAAACAGCTAGATCCGCCCTCGTAGACACCGATTTCAAGTATTTGACGTTTTTCGTCTGGTGCAAACTCAATCGTGTGTTCGGTTTGGTTGTTCCGAAGCACATGTTCGGTATTGATCAGTGATTCGAACCACCTTTCAGTAAACTCATAGTGATCACCTAGCGTTTTCTTCGGAGGTCCCTCTAGGTTTACGACTGGTTCGTCCTTCAGTTGACCCATAAGGTCTTTAAAAGAGGATGCAGGCACAGTAACGTTTCAAACACCAGCATATTAACAGTTTTTGATGTGTTGGCTATGCTACGTTACGTTCTTAGTAAACTTTAATCAAATTTATTAGTTACATGGCACTTCAGATTACTCCACATACTTTGGAGCAGGTGAGTGGGTTACAAAGTTATAGTAAAAAGAAAGTGTGTCCTTCATGCGACTCGAAAACATTCTCTGTTATTGAGACACGGTCTGTACCTGACGGACAGCGTAGAAGATACTGTTGTGATCGTTGCGATTTTCGTCAAACTCTTTTTGAGATCTCAAAGGAAGCTTATGATGAATTAATTGAATCAAGACGTTTACTGAGAGATATGAGGCATTTGTTATCTGCTTCAGCTCCTAAAGAACTACGCACAGCTGTTGAGCACATTGTTTGTTATACATGTGACTTTTTTGACAAAAAGGGATGTAGTTTTGGGTATCCCGAAGCAGGCTCGGTAAACGCTACCGGCTGTACTCAATTTCAATTTAAAGCTGACGAAAAAGACGAATGACTGTTAATATGCTGATATCTAATGTTTGTGCATGGACTCAATCCCGGTATTAGGCACAGCGATTGTAAACACGCCTTATTGGCTACACAGGCTGTTTATGAGTATCGACTACCCAGTCGATGACTTTGTTGTCTTTAACAACAACGGTCGCGGTCAGATCGGACGAGCAGTAGAAGCTCTCCATCTTCTAGATAATCGCTTTGTCAAGCGTGTACACGTTTGCCACCTCCCAGCAAACTTAGGTTGCTCAGGTGCTTGGAACTTGATTATCAAGTCTTTCATGAAAGCTCCTTACTGGGTTATCTCAAACCATGACGTTATGTTTGAGCCTGGTTTTCTTAAGGAGATGAATGAGAAAGCCCAAGATAACGAAGTAGGTGTTGTTCATGGTAATGGAGGCGGCTGGGATATCTTCTTGGTTAAGGATTGGATGATTCAGAAATATGGTCTGTTTGATGAGAATTTATATCCGGGTTACTGCGAAGACATGGATTTCGGCATGCGTTTCATTAACGACGATGTAAAGCGCGTTATGGGGCTAGAGCACGGTTACTACCACGGAACTAAAAAGAACGATTATTCAGACGGAAGCCAGACTTGGCGTTCGGAACCAGACATCGCGAATGGTATCCATATAGCGCACGAACTCAACAAGAAGTACCTGCACTTGAAATGGAGCGAAGCGTGGCAAGGCCATGTGGATGGAGAGACATACAAGACACCATTTAATATTCCTGAAATGCCAGTGAGTTTCACGACTTATGACTTAAGCTTTGTCCGCCGTAAGCATCTTGGTTTTTAATGTCTTCTAACGTACGCCATCGCATACCTAGTGAATGCTGGTCAACTGACGATGACCTTGCGGCACAGACCTTTAATGGCTGGGATTATGTTCTCGACTCAGTTAGGACGGCGACTAAAGTTCGCATTGACTCCACTAACCCTTTTGCTAATGCTTTCCCTGGCGATCATTATCGCCTGTTGGCTGGTCTGGTCTATAACCTTTCTCGTACTAAAGGTCCCCTCAGTCTGGTTGATATCGGAACGCACTACGGAACTTCTGCTCGGGTGATGCTGGACTTCTCTTCACCAGAAGACAAAGTCACGACGTTTGATGTCACACCGTGGGTGGATTACGAAACCACCTATTTGACTGAAGAAGACTTTGCTTCGGGTCGGTTGGTTCAACACCTTGATGACATAAAAGAATCTGACAACTTTAAGAAGCACTCAGAGCTCTTGATGAACGCAGACTTCATCATGTGTGATGGGCCTAAGGATGGCGTTTTTGAGCGTACAGTTTATAGTTTGTTATCCACTCTTAATTTTCCTAGTAAGCCTCGTTGGTTGCTTCTTGACGACATTCGTTTTACAAGCGAAATGACTTCATGGCGTCTAATCTGTTCCCCGAAAGTAGATCTCACTTCTTTTGGCCACTTCAGTGGGACAGGCTTAGTGAACATTACTGAAGGTTTAAAGTTAGGTTGATGCCCTTTTACTCTGCGCATACAGCAAGTGGTTATTTATTTAATAACCTTATTTCTCTTCTTGAAGCAAAGGACCTGTCCTCTTTTGCACTAAGCAGACTTGCGAACATTTCGCCTACAACCACGCGGAAGATTTGCGCAGACAACAGCTATATCCCATCGCCAGATGTACTTGAAAAAATTTGTATCTCCCTGGACGTCGTTCCTGGCGACGTCTTAGGAATAAAGAGTACAATTAGTTTATCTGCCGCAGTAGGGTCTGGTGTTCTCTCAAGCTGATTATGCTTTAGCCTCTCGTCTAACGGGACTGCCGATGCCTCGGACTCCGGATGAGCAAGCGGCTGCAGCTCCTGTTACTGCTCGTGTTCTTCGAGATTATCTGCAGATGCGTCCTCCCTCGCTTTCGGGAGATGACGAAGTTATTTATACCGGGGCCACGCGTTCGCTAAACGCTTATCCGGACACTCGGTTTCCGATGCAGAAAGCTCAGTTAGCTTCTCGCTTACGTACTGAGCAAAACGATCCCGCCGAAGATCCTGAGTTGATGATGCTCATGGATATTCTTATGGAAAACCCTGAGATCGTGGATGACGTTCTCATGGTTCTTCAGCAACTGCAAGCTCAAGGACAGGAGCAGATGAATGAGCTTTCATCTCAGCGTCCTCCTGACTTCGATATGCCTAACGAGGGCTGCAACTATTCGATGCTAAATGCACCGTCTTCCAACAGCATCCCTCCCTCTGTTCAGTTCCAACAACTGAGCTAATGAACAGTAGAGAAAGGCAACTTGTAGAACGTGACGTTCGTCGCGAAGCCCCAAGTCAAAGTCCTAATGAGTTCATGAGGCGCTACCTAGCGTCTAATTTTCCTCAAACTATGTCTTTGCCTTCCCAAATGCAGAGAGAAAATCCTGTACCTATGAATAACGTAGAAAATACCTTAAACTTGAAACAGAAACCGTTAAGCGGTACACAGTACGACAAGCCGGGAGTTAGTTGATGGCCAGTAAAGCGTCTCAAGCAACGAACTTGATTGTCAAACTTTTTGGCAAACAAGCTCCTGGGATTACTGGGGATGTTGTGGCTCGAACAGCGAGCCGCGGTGGTCCTCAAATTAGTGGTGATGTCAGCGCTGCAATGCGAGGATCTCGTCCTATTGGAAGCCCTGGTGTAGAACCTTCGGTTGCTAGAGGCGGCGGCGTTGGGCCTGGCGGCGTTGCAAAAGGTATTGCTGGTGCTGGTGTTACTGCACTTATCGCAGATTTGCTAATTGATGCCGTTCGTGGTGCGGGAAGGACCGCTGTTAATCAAACGGCAAATCCAGTACCCGTAGGGTCACAACAGACGAATAAATATACGTTGCCGATGGATTCCCCATTGGCCTACACGCAGGCGTATAACAGAGAAATGTATAACAGGGCGTTGTTAGAGCGTTTTGGTGTAAGTCCAGATGCTTTGGGTCCAGCTCCCCGAGCTCCTTTAAGTCAAACAGAGGCGTTTGATTTCAATCAACTTGCCACGGCTCGTGCAGGTGAGCGTGAACGAGAAATTGCTCGTATTCAAGGTGAGTTAGCTGCTTTGCCTGCCGCTTTCCAAACCCAAGGCCGTGTGGCGGATGCAACCAGTAATGCTCTGCAAAGTGCTATTGCCACTGTTCTACAGCGAGCACCGATCGAGAAGAGTGAAGCTCTTCGTTCGATTGCCACAGTCAATCAATTTTCTAACTGAGGAGGACTGAATTATGCCTTGGCAAACTGATCCAACCACCGGCAAGAAGATCTACGTAACGGAAGACGGTAACCAATCCTTCAGTCTTGACGGCGAACTTCTCAGAGACGAAAGGGAGTTTATGCCTCCAGCAAAGCAACTACCTCTCGATAATTCTTCTAGTCGAAGAGAAGCTGCTCCCATACCTACGCAGCAAGAAGGATCTCAGAGTCGGACAGATACGCAAAGTCGTATCGCTGGCATGAATCAAAGTGGTATCGAAAGTCTCAGGGATCTGCTCAAGCCACTAACTGACCCCGAAACAATCAATCGGCTTGAAACAGCTCGCACCGGTCGTGAACAAGAGCTGGCTCGTACTTACGGTGATTTAGCTCGTAAGCGTGATATCGAGATGCAGAACATTCGTTCGTGGCAAGCAATCCAGCAAGCCCAAATAAACAAAGAAGCAATTCTTTTCTCCACACTGGCTAACACTGCATACCTGGCTAATACGCCTAACGCAAGTGTTATTCAAGCCTTACAAGTTCCTATGCAGACTGCTGCTAGAGCTTTCCAAAAATAAAGTAACAGAACTATGAGCTTCCTCAAAGATTTAACAAGCCGCGCTGGTGGTGCTCTTAGTGGGGCAGCAGCAGGTTCTGCTCTAGGCCCCATTGGCGCTATCGGAGGAGGAATCCTTGGAGCGCTCGGTGGTGGTGGTGGCGGAGGTGGAGGCGGAGGCGGAGGCGGAGGTGGCGCAGGTTCAGACGCCTCGTTTGCCGCTTTATACGGAGCACAAGCCGCACAGGCTAACGCTCCTCTTACGATTGCTGGTACGCGTTATGGAAGCGTTCTGGGTTCTCAGGCTGGTGCCCTCGGTCTTTACGGCAGCGGTCAAAACCAAGCTAATCAAAATGTTCTGACTAGCGCTATTAATCGAGCGCAGCTTGCGGATCAGAGCAGATCAAACGAGATTATAGAGTCCACGCGGGGCAAGTTTGATCTTCAAAATGTTGCTACAAAAGGCCAGTATGATCTAACAAATCGAGCCCTTCAGGCTCAAATTGCTCTCAACCTACTCCCGGCTAACACTGCAGCTGCTGCGGCAAACGCTGCTTTAGGTGCAGATATTAATACGCAACAAAATATCTTACAAACTAACCTGGGTCTTGGGGCTCTTCAAGAATCAGCTAAGGCAAACATCGCTCAGAACTACGCTGGGTATATGAATGCACTTGGTCAGACTCGTGCAACTACTGAAGGTAATTTAGCTACTGGTGCACAACGAATTGCTGGTGATCTTTCGTTAAACAAACAGCGTTACGACGCTCAGTTGGCTTCGCTGGATGCTGGTCTTATCGGTGATCTCACCCGAAATAAAGCTAAGACGGAGGCCGACATCGCACGGACCCGCGCTAGTGCAGACGCTACAAAAGATCTTCGCCGTAATGCAGCTAACATTGCTCTTACAGGACAACGTTACTTCGGATGATTAAAACTGAAGTTGAATCTACTGTCGGTAACTGGTTAGGTGTACTAGAGAAAACTCAGAAAGATGCTTTTCTTCATTACGTGAAGAACAGTACTTCTGTTATTGAGGCTTATCTTTACGCAAGATTTCTTAGACCTGGTTTTGATGGGTCGATCGCTGATCTAACAGCGTGGATACAAGAAAAGTATCCGAAGCAGGATCTTCGTAAAGTACTTCTAATCGAGATCGATTCCTTGAAAATGGACATCGATAACGTTCGTCAGATGACGGTAACTGGAATGTTGGACTACGCCACAGCAGCAACAAAAATTTCAGTCTTACAGAAAGAACTTCGGTCTCATATTCAAGCGGTTAGACAACTTACTGATGGTGTTGATCGTCGCGGTCTCTTGCTTGCCGGTGCAGATCGTTGCATGCGGGAGCTTCTTAACAGCTTTGAAGAGTCACCAACGATGTACGACTTGTTAGAAGAAGCATCGTTGGTGGTTTGGTCGACTATCGAGCGGGAAGAAAAGTCTTAGATAGCCTCTAACAGACCCAGAATGTGAACTAACGGGCATCTAAAGATACCCATAAAAGAGTCGTTAACTCCTAACGCTAACTCAATAGTGCCGTCTTCTTCTACGAAGCTTCCTCCAAAGGGAAGGATGCAAGCAGGTTGTTTAGAGATTGGTCTTCCTACGCAGTCTGTCCACCAGACAAGTTTGTCTTCTAAGTTTCCTGAAAATAAAGCTTCAGTGCATTGACGAGTTATCTTCGTCATATCTTCATCAAGTGTGTATGCACCTGTGTGATACAGAAGATATGGTTGTTGCTTTGTCAGGTCAATAGCCATGTACTTCCAATGGAAGAACACAAGCCATTCGTCTCCAATTTTGATTGGAGCTGTTGAGTTAAACGTCGGTGAATCCCCTACAACTTTTTTTAGGCTGCTTGAATCGATAGTTTTATCTGGTTGTCCGGGAGTTTTAATTACAATCGGCATCGTCGAATAAAGAAGTTTTAGCTCTTTATCTTTAGTGAAGAAACACCAATTCTTTTCAGGCTTGCCTTCGGTCAGGTTATTTCCAATAGGAGGGTATATACAGTCTTTTGCTTCTCCAAACTCATCAACAAGACCCACGCATATTTTTGGTTGGTTTAACATCGCATGCTTTGTAGTGTCCCACTTGCTTGCGTAAGTGCTAGTGACAAACTGTGCATAAATGTTGTCATCAGGACCTACAAAAATTCGAGGATCTTCATAACTCAAACGATGAGGACTTTGTCTAATTTTGTGTGCCCCCGCTACTGTGTCGTAATCGACGAGCTCCCCTAAATAGATTTCTGTGGGCGTGTTGTTGTAGTAAAAATATTTACCGTTAGGGTCAAACACAAAAGGTTGAGGCTGGCTCCGCCACGCAAGTAGGCGATGTTTTTCTCTGTGCAATATACAAGGTGAGAAATTAGCGACACTCCCTTCAGGAAGTCCGTGATTTATACGAATAAATTCTCCGCCTATATCTTCCGCTTGTTGGTAGACGGAAGAATATCCATTTTTTGGTCGGATGTTTACTGGATGTTCAACGTATGAAAGAGCTGCGCTGTAGCGAACGTGTTGTGTCGTCATTACACAGCCTCCATTGCTTTACTGAAGCCTTCGGCAATCTTGTCCCAACGATAAGAAGGATTCTGTGTGACTTCAAAACAGTCGTCAGCAACTTTTTTGCGATAAGTTTCATCTTCGTACAGCGTATTAAGCAGTTCTGCTGCGTGTTTGTAGTCGACAATTCCCCGCTCTACGCCTAGGTCTTTATCGGTAACCCACGCTGCGACGTTAATTAAAAGACCTTTACCTTTCCAAATATCGCGGCAACTCGTGTGGTCAGGAACGACCTGAGGTTTACGACACATTGCGTGTTCAAAAGGAACTAGCCCCCAACCTTCGCCGTTAGCTGTATTAATCCCGACGTCTACTGCGTTATAAATTAAATTTAAGTGTTCGTCTGGTGGTGCATCCATGTAGTTGACGTTTGGTGTAAGGCATAATTTTCCTGTTGGATCTAAGCTGCGCCTCTTCATTTCAGTTTCGAACAAGTCTTTAATCGACCAACCAAGATCTTTCTCATGCATGTTCAAATACAACATGACATCGTCTTTGCCAATTGCGAATTCAGCAAAAGCTTTAATTGTTTGATCAACCATTTTCCTCGGTTGATTTCGATTCCCGTTAAAGACAATAAATTTATCTAGAGGTAAGCCCAGCTGTTTCCTGACGGTTTCAGTGTCTTTTTGGAAGAACTTACCTTGGTCTAAACCATGGGGAATGATCCCTAGCTTCTTTGGTTTAATTCCATGTGCTAGTAAGCGTTGTCCTTGTTCAATGGTGAACGTTATGGCAAAGTCAAAATCCTGTATATACCGAAGCATTTGCGCTGGGTACCACTCAGAGTCAGTAGGGAAGTAAGCGATGAATTTAAATTTCAACGTGTCCTTCAGTAGATGTATTCGCTCCCACACCTGATTCACAACCCAGATGTCGTTAAGGCAAAAGACGAAATCAGGCTTCTCGATCTGCACTATGGACTGAATCCGACCGATGCCGAAACGATCTTGTGGGTTAGCAGCAGCTGCCGGATAAATTTTAAAGGGGTATGCGTGAGGGTCGCCTGAGTAGTTGATACCAAAAACTACGACTTCATTATCTTTACTCAAGTGCTCTAAAATGCTGTGTGTGACACGAGCAAAGCCAGTGTTAGAGACAGCGTCGCCGTACCAAAGAATTTTTGCCATGCAGCTGTAGAATTCGATAACAGTATATAAGCAGTCGTTTCATATGCCTAGTCGGGAAACCTTTGCTTACCGAAGAGCTCTGAAACTACGTGCTCAACGTGCTTTTGATAACAAAGAAGTCGAAGTAGATAATGTATTTTCTCGTGCGCAAGATGATTTCCTAACATTTTGTACGGTATTGGATAAGCCACCTGCGGCACATATGCTCGAATGGCATCGTGAGCTTATAACGGGAGAAAGTAATAAATATTTACTAGATATAGCTGGATCAAACCTTGATATTTTAGCCCCTAGGGGTTCAGCCAAAAGTACTGTGCTTAACCTGTTCACTGCATGGGTTATAGGGAGGCATACGACAGCAAAACGACCTCTACAAATTATTTATTGCTCGTATAACATCGCCACAGCAATCCCGAAAAGTCGGATTATCAAGCAGATCCTTGATTCCGTGGAGTTTAAGAAGATATTTCCTAAATGCAAACTCAAAGCTGGTATGCAGAGTGATATTGGTTGGTCAGTTGATTTCGATTACGCAGGCATTCCTAGGGTTGGTGACGAAGAATATACTCTTCGAGCTGCTGGGCTAAGAGGCAGTATCACCTCTAAACGAGCTCATCTTGTCATCGTGGATGACCCGATCAAATCGAGTGCTGACATTAAAAACCCTGCGATTCGAGAGGAGATGAACTCCAACTGGTCATCGGTTATCGCTCCGATTATTTTTGAAGGTGGTCGATCTATCTGCCTAGGAACCCGATTCCATCCGTTGGATATTCACAAGACCATGTTTGTTCCTGAGAAGGGTTGGAAACAGGTTTCGCAAGAATCCTTGACTTACGACAAGGATGGTGACCCGGTCAGTTATTGGCCTGAACAGTGGTCTGTCAAATACTTGCTTGGACAGAAAGAGCTAGACCCCGTGGCATTTGCTTATCAGTATCAGCAACAACCAGTCATGACGTCTGATCTGGTGCTCTCACCCGATTTAATTGTTAAAGGTGAGGTTGAAACCGAGTTTGATTCACTTGCTGTAGGCATCGATCTTTCTGCGAGTAAGAACGAAACGTCTGATTACACAGCTTTTGTCATGGCTGGGCGTCTTGGAGATAAGTACTTTGTGATCGATTCGCATCAAGTTCGTTCTATAGGAAACTTGGAAAAGATTGATATGCTCTGTGACATGCTGGTGGAGTGGGGAATACTAGAACTGCAAAATGACGAGTACTTCCCGACTTACTCGACGGTGACCCTTGTAGTAGAAGCTGTGGCATACCAAGCTTCCCTTGCAGCTGACCTCAGACGTGTTCTTTTACACGAGCGTGGATTAGGCAACATCCACATCCACGAAGTTAAAGGTTTTCGCGGAGATAAAGTTGCTCGATTTCGAGGAACGCTTGGTCTTTTGGAAAACAAAAAGGTCACCTTTAATAAGTACCGCAAGTTCGATGCTTTAATCGATCAGTTAGTAAACGTCGGTGCAACTTCGCATGACGATCTTATGGACGCTTATACCTGGGTCATGACCTTCTTGCAACGGCGAGGAAACTTTTCTATTGAGTACTAATGAAAAAACTTTATATAGCTCTGACCGCGCATAATCCTTTAAACAGAGCGGAAACGACACTTCGTGTTCTTAAAGAGTATGAAGATATTCCTGTCGAAATCGAAGTAGATATTTTTGTAGACCATGAACATGCTTCTGATTTAAGTGAACTTAATCGTTTGATTAGTGAGCACTCGATTAAATACAGAATCCGTTTGTTCGTAGCTGGGCCTGAATACACCGGCTATTCCTTGTGTTGGGCGCACAAGGAAACTTACAAATATTGTGTGCGTAACAACAGAGCAGACTATTACATGTACTCTGAAAATGATATGTTGTTCGGAGGTAATAATTTTTTGTACTGGCTAGACAACAAAGACAGACTCAAAAAGCTAAACCTTGAACCTGGTTTTTGTCGGTTTGAGCAGTTTGGTGAGTACAAAATTCCTTTTGATAACTATAGAAAGTGGCGTGTTTCGGGACCGACTCCGAATGTTTGGGGGGACGTTCCTCACAACGGTGAGTTTATTACTGACTTTTATGACCCGTGGAGAATTGGCTGGGTCACTCTCGGGAATCCTTACGCTGGCTTGATGATCCTTGATCAAGATGATGCTGAGGACTATATAGTCAGTGAAAGCTGCGACATTTCCCACAGTTATGCCAAGACAGGAAAAAGAAATTGGCCCGTTGCCGATCGATCCTCGATGGGTCTTGCTTTCGAGGGTTTACGACCCGAACAGGAACATCGACGGGTCGTTGCTGTCTGCAAAGAAAAAGGAGAACTCGTGGTACCGCACTACGCGTTGGTGGAGCATCTGGATTCAAAATACTCTCCAGCGTTAGTAGAGAAAGGAGATATTATTACGACTGACACCATGCTTGCATTCTGATATGGGTATTCTGCCTGAATCTGAAGGTCATGATCCTGTAAATAATCCCTCTCACTACACACAGGGAAACATCGAATGCATTGATGCAATGCTGGCAGCAACTGATGAAGAGTCTTTAAAAAGCTACTGTCACTTGGCTTGTTTCAAATACTTATGGCGTTTTAAGCACAAGAACGGAGTTGAGGACCTCGAGAAAGCAAAGTGGTATTTGAATAAACTCATAGATTTGAGTAAGTTAGACTGACACAAAGACTTTAGATATGGACATCCGCGCTTTTGGCTCCGTATACGGACAGCAGGCAAGTCTGCCTTACGCCAGCGGTTTTGTGTGGACCCCTGCTTTAGGTCAGACAACTTTCCCCACCTGCCGCGGACTCTTCGTTGAATCAAAAGGAAGCAGCAGTAAAGATGATGTGTATGTCCGTCTCAATGACATGGGGGAGAATCAATTTTTACACATTGAGAATATTTCTGGAGATTTGGAACTGCCGTTTGCAGCGGTTACACTTAGTGGAGGATCTTTAAACGGCGTCGTCGTCTTGTACTGATGAATATAGGCGGTTTTTCAAACGAGCTTTCTAGACGCTACGACGATGTTGTCGAAGCAGGTAATTCTCAGCGACAGCGTGAGCGCCAAGCTACTGAAAACTTTTCAGCTCAGGTCTACAACGACATGAGTATGGAAGAGGGTGCACCTCCTCCTCCTAACCCGTCCGCGGAAGATTCCGACGAGCAGTTTGATCCAGCTATGGACGAACGAGCTAACGATACGAAAAATTATTTGATTCAAAAGTCAAAGAACCGTATGGATCGAGTCGTCGCACCGCAAGATTGAGGTAGCATAGTGCTACTCAGCTGTATGCGCGGTGTTACTCGATTGCTTTCCTTACTTTAACGAGAAGGAACTCTTAGAACTACGTATAGACACTCTCTACGATCACGTAGATGGTTTTTTAATTACTGATGCTAACCATACGCATCGAGGAGAACCCAAAGACTTTACGTGCGTAGACACTCTTAAAGAGCTAGGCATACCTGATGACAAGATTCAAGTTCTCCACGTAGAGCTTCCTTCTTACGACGAAGCTCCAGACCCTTGGGTAAGAGAGCGTGGCCAGCGAGATGCGCTGAGTGTCGGGTTATTTATGATGCCTGAAGATACTTATTTTATTTGCTCGGACTGTGACGAAATCACTAACCCGGCAAAAATAGGTGAAATTATAGAAGCGGTAGATGAGTTCAGCGATAAAGTAATTCGTATGAGTATGTCTATGCACTACGGAAGAGCTGACAGGCAGCTCGTATCGCCTACGGGGGAGAAGTTTGATTGGCGTTGCGGCACAGCCTCGACCGTGAGAGCTTTACGTGAGTTTGGGACTTTGTCTTCTCTTCGTGCTTCTACTAACAACTGTTACGTCGGTAATCGAAATGCTGGCTGGCACTTAAGTTGGATGGGCGATTCCGACAAGCGGAAGGAAAAGCTTCGTTCCATCGCCGAGTACTATATCTGGGATAAACCAGAAGTACAGAAGCTCTGTGAGGACTTTAAACCTGATGAAGGAAACACAGACATGCTAGGAAGAGAAGATCATTTACTTACTTCATATCCAGTGAAGAAACTTCCTCAAGGTGCCCTTAAGATAGACAGAGTCCGTAACTACTTACTTCCTGATGGCTGACGGAAAAATGCCTTCTGACGTACTTGAGAAATTCAAGGAACAGAGAGATAAAAAAGATGCTGCTTCTGGTGACGGAGGTAAGATGGGCAAAAGACGAAGCGCCAAAGAAAAAGCCCAAAAGTTCAAAAAAGCAAGGAACTAATTTCGTAAATGGCCTCTATTGACATCCGCAATAAGTTCGAGGAGATCTTAGAGGCTGCTCGGACTCAAGATCGATCGAATCAAGCTGCGACGATGGTGGTGCTGAGCCACCTCCAGCAGATGACCCTTTTGATGATCAAAAAGGGAGTCTCTTTCTATTGCGATCAAGATACGTATAAAAGCAGAACACGTTTTCTGCATGACGTTATTGAGCTGAACAGGCTTGATATTCGTTTCCCTGCGATCATCCGGAACTTTTTGATCGACGGATGCGGCCTTTACTACTTTCGTCCTGATAAAAAGCTTAAATACCAGATTTACTTCTTTAACAAGAAGCAGTACCGCGTCTTTCACGACGTAAACGGTCAAGTGGATGAAGTCGTAATTCTGTACGACTACAAGGTCAAGAACCAGTCTCTTGGTTTAGCCGCAGGCGTTTCCGGACAAAACAAACGCTATGTTCGCTTAGCTATTACAGCTGAATGGATTAGTGAAGTTGAGTCTGATACTGAGCTCAGTTTTGACTTAGAGACAACCGCAACTCTTAACCCCGAAAACAAGCGTCCTAATACGCTGGGGTTCGTGCCTGCTGTTGAGGTACTCAACAAGCCCAACGCAAGCGGTACAGAAGGCGAAGGTGACTTCGATCCGTTTATGGAGCAGATCGTGCTTCATAACGACATGATTCACAATATCACCAAGAATATTGAGTTCTTTGGTAACCCCACGCTTATCAGCTCACGTCCTCGCTCTGACCTTGTCGAAGCTTCGGATGCTGGAAGCGCTTTCCGACCAACGATTAGTTCTCAAAGTGGATTTGCCGGTAGAGATCAACCTTCTACACGTGTAAGTGAGCCGTTTGGTTCAAACATGGGCACAGGGCTTCGTGTCCCTCGCATCATTGCCAACGTTGAGCCTTCTGATCGCGTCGGTTACATGACGCCTGATCCTATTAGCGGAGACATGAACCGCTATGTGCTCCTCATTCGTGAAGAGATTCGGACAGCATTAGGCGGTGTGGATGAGATTTCTATCTCAGCCGGTGCTACGGCTACTGAAATTAAAGGACTGATGGGTCGTGCGCAGGCAACTGCTACGCGGAAAAATAAAAGTTTCCTTACTTACGGTTTCTGTAAGCTTTTGGAGATGATGCTTTACCACCAAGAAGTCATTTTCCGTGAGTCATTTATTTTGGCTTCCGGTCTAAAAGAACCTACCGAACCAACTGAAGCAACTCCAGAAGCAACAGAACGGTATCAAAAAGCTTTAAGGCGATTTGATATGAAACTGGATGAAGAAATCCAGAAATCTCTTCAAGAGAATAAAGTCCCTCCTGGCGTTGTCGGCCTTCCGGAAGATGGTGATCGTTCGGTTTCGTACCGCAATCAAGGTGATGTCTATGAAGACACTGCTTACGACCTTCTTCAGAAGTCGATGGTGGTCCGGAACATGCAGGAATTAGGTGTTGAAAGTGTGGAAGCGCTTAAATATCTCTTCCCTGATAAAAATGATTCCGAACGAGCCGAAATGCTGAAAGGCTTTCCTTTCAGAATGGTTGGACAAGTACAGTCGGCAATGCAGCAATTCCTGGTATTATTAAACCAGATGTTGCAATCTCCGCATCCTCTTGCGCCTGATCAGCCTCTAGCGGCTGATCCTAGACTAAACATCACTCCGCTCCTTTACCGGACGTTTGATCATCTTGCGGAAGAATTAACTTACTCGGGTAGCTATGAACCAGCAGATCCAAGCTTCGATCCCCAGCCCGGTTTCCCCGGCAGTAGCCCCGACGGTGTCAGCCGACCAAGGCTCGCCCCAATACCAACAATGGGTGCCCCAGGGAGTTACCCCGGCGGCAGCTTCGGTACCTACGGCACAACCGCAGTACCAGGTGGCACCGGCTTCGGACCCTTCTATCAACAACCAGTCCAGCCCGTTAACGTCCAACTCTTACCAGGGCAGCAACCCTTGGGAAGCAGCGATGGGTTCCTTGGAGCGGGTCCTGGGCCAAATGCCCTCCCCCAACCAGGTAGCACCGTCATACAACCAGGCGCCCCAGGCACTGGCTACAACACAGACCAGTCAGCCTTCACCGGTCCAACCTTGGGCCTACCAGGCACCCCTGGTTCAGCCGACCTCTACTACCAACGCCTCACCGACCCCAACTTCCTCGCCGACTTCTACGGCCAAGCCCCAAATAAGCGCTCAAAGCGCCGAAGTAATTAAGCACTTCGGTATCGAGGCTCCTGGAATCCTGAATTCCTACGCCTGCACCCTTGAGGACATGCTTATTGGTCAGGCTCGGAAGACTGACGAGGTTACTGAAAAGGCTATGGGTATGGAGACTATCCTTACCAACCCTGATCATCTGGCCGATTACACCGATCGCTTCTTCACCGACGTAATCCCCGTGGACATCGGTGAGCCTGTAGCCACACAAGCTCCTCAGCAGTATCAACAGCAGTTTGATATGCCCGCTCCTCCTGCTTCAACCGCAGGTAGTCAGCAAGGCGTCACTCCTCAGAACCAGTGGGAAGCTTTCTCACAAGTAAGCAACAAGAGCCCAGAAAACGCTTGGCGTTATCTGCAAAACATGGGTCCTGAGGCCCTTCGTTCCAAGCTTTTGTTCCTGGAACCCTCCTGATAAGGTCTCGTTTGACTCTTTAGTAAGCCCCTCTCTTACCAGAGGGGTTTTTTATTGGTAAAATTGAGCTATTGAAGAACTGATTATGCAAGCTGCAGGGGATAAGCGTAAAAAACCCGGCCAAGAAAGCGGTAAAAGACCTCGTTTAGGTTTTTCTCCAGGCCCAACACCTGTAATTGAGGTTGTTGAAGTCATTCCACAAGCACCGACAGAGCCTTTTGGTGAAAGTGTCGACTTAAGCGTCTGATTTCTTTCTTTTTATCATCGATAACACCATAGCCTCTGTGGAATTTAATATTTTTATGCCTGAGTAGCCGCAAATAAAGGCAACTGCTACTGATTCTTCTTTACTTAGTTCAAATTTTGCAGCTACTCCGGGTGCAACGAAGGTCGCTAACAGCCACCCGACCGATAAGGTCTTAATAAACCGAGCAATAAACTGTTTTTTAGCTCTCGGGTGTGTAATAGCTTCAGCAGTAGCCCCTGCTATCGTACTGCTTGCCATATCTGTGTCTACTAAAAGAGACGAAAGTATTTTATCAAACATCGAAAACACTTAGGCTCTTTTACTTATCTTACTAAGCATTAGAGTAATAAAAAGTACGGAAAGAAAATGACTACTCTTGCTTTAACTAACTGGAAGTACGACAAGAGCTTATATCATAATATACAGAGTGGTCCTCAGCGCACTGGTAGCAATCTAGATCTAACTGATACCTACATATTCGTTGAAGGTCAGTATGAGTGGAAACCGGGCCAGATACAAAACTATACCGGCGTAAATGACCAAGGAGCTGACTTTGGAATCATTACTCCGGGTCCTCCGAACGCTGAAGCAGCGATTTTTGCTGCTCCTCCAGTAACTACGATTGCAGTTGCAATTTTTAACCCTGGAGCGGGTAATAGATTTTATTTCGACGGGGTCGAAAAACCTGTTTTAGCCGTAGTACGGAATGGGACCTATGTATTCGACCAAAGTGACGGTACAAACACTCTTAACGATATTGCTTTCTCGATAACGCCTGATGGGACGTTTGGAGGCGGTGTGGAATACACGGTGGGGGTTACTCGTAGCGGAACTCCAGGTACAGCAGGCGCAACGGTAACTCTTGTAGTTGCTTCTGATGCGCCTACTGAGCTTTACTACTACAGCGAAGATACAGCGGGGTATGGCAATGAAATACAGGTGTCTCCTGTGCCAATCACAAAGATCTGGGGTTATTCGACAGCTTGGAGAGCAGTACCTCCCGTAGTCCCCGGATACTGGACAAATTACAGTGATTATTACCAACAACCTTCTGGTGTTCTCAGTGTTTATGAGGGCTACCGACGGCAAGGTCTATACGGAACTGCAAACTCGACCGTTCAAACAGCTTTTGGACCCAACCCAGGCGTAAAAGATATTGGTGCTTTTACTTATTACGGTTCGGCGGTTCCTGATAATCAGTTTTATAGCCCCTTTGATACTCCGGAAGGAAATACTGCGGCTCAAGGTATTACTGGTGGCCCAGGTACTTATGAGCGTGTCAAGTTTCCGATTCTGACTAATCCAACGAATGACGATTCTGGTTCTCGAGCAGCCTGGCAGTACAACCAACCTGTTTACTGTCAAACCTTCGTAGAAGTAGTTAGGTCTGACGTCCCTGGAGCTACAGGTAACGTTGTGCGGAATATGTACAGAGGAAGGTCTTCACGGTATGTTCCTAACTACGGTAGTACTTATGGTGTTCTTGGTGAAGGTATACGTAACGTAATACGTACATTTAGCGCCACTGTTAACAGTTCTAACCAAAAAGGTATTTAACGCTAAAAATGCAACCTCAAGGGGTTACTTGGGGTGCCACAGAGGTTATAGTTATAAAGTAGTTTTTTTCGGGGAAATCAATTGTTCATTGATAATGATTTCCCGAAGATTCTCGGTGCAGAGCTTTACCGTCCTCACCCTGCCTACATTGTCGAGATGGCTGCTGAACCAGTAGTCGTCCATGACTTTAGTAAGCAGCCTGGTCAGACGGTTCAACTTGATCGCTACCGGTTCTTCGGCAATCCTGGCTCTAAAGAGTCACGCGAGCGTACTGCTGAGCAGACGATCGGAACAGCGAACAGTCGCAACATTGTCAAGGACAAGGTCCTGGTGACTCTTAAGGAGTACACCGGTCCTGCTGATCCTGCTGATCCAACTCAACCTTCAACCTTCAAGGTTGCC